TGCTGGCTGATCACCTGCATTACTGAGTCGCCCTGGCTGCGGTCGATCCGCTTTGACTCAGCAGTTTCGGCGCTCAGCTTTTGACCCAGCACAGCGGCCAAGCCAAGGGTGTTGATCTGATCGGCGATCTGATCCAGCCTGCGGAACTGTGCATCGAAGCCATCGCTAGGCGGCGAGACGAACTCGACCTTTGATTCCGAAGGCAGGGCCAAGGCTTCGCCAGGGCCTGCAGTGATTTCCTCGGCGCTAGCGGGGTAGCCATAGATGGCCAGAAAAGGCACGCTGCTGATATGGAGCTGATTGTCCAGGTCGCTCTGGATCTGGTACGCCTTCAGGTTCAGCTCTGCGATGTCCTCCAGTGGTGGCCGCGACTCCAGGAAGCCGTAGCGGTTGGCATAGGCGACAGCAAACGGGATTTCGTTGAGCCCAGTGGTGCCCTCATCAACCACCTCGAACTCACCTGAATCCTTGCGGCGGTGGATCTCAAACGCCCCAGGGGTCAGGATCCGCACCTGTTCAACTGTGCGTTCCCCGTATTTGCCCTCAGGTTCAACAACGGTTTCAAGCAACCGCAGCTGGGTGAGCTTCAGAGTGCCGTCGGTCTGCTCAGTTCTCCAGCCAAGGATTTCGCGGGGCGTGTAGGTGACCCAATAAGGCCGACCAGCTGCAATCGACCTGGGGGCATCGACAAGAACACCGACGTGCCCGTAACGCAACATCTTTTGCGCTGTGTTGAACGTGAACAACGTGATGTCGTTGCCAGCCAGATCAACGTCAAACAGCTGTTCGTTGATGCGATCTGGTACGTCAATCAGCCGCACTGGCTTGCGGGTCAACATCCCGGCCAGCATTTTTTCGATCCTGCTGAGAAAAGGGGGGCAGGTTGACCTGCTCAAACGATTTTCATAGCTCTCATCATTTTCTCGCAGCTCTTGGAACAGGTATTTGCGTTGTTTAGAACGCAGGTGGCTGGTGCCTTGGATTAAGTCCTCAATGAGCACCCAGTGCTCACTCATATCCTGCCAAGCTTTATTAGGCGCAAAAACATCGTCAGCGGGGGCGATGGTTTGCCGGTTAAAAGCGATTGACGAATACACGGCAGCCCCTGGCCCTTTCAGTCGATGTTAATAGACACGAATTCCGGTGCCACGCCCCGCCCGAGCGTGCAGCGGGTTGTATAGAGCCCAGACGGCATAACCCAGTGAGTCGTTCAGGTGGTCATATCCAGCTTCTTTGTCGGGCTCCTCTGGGTTGCGTTCTGAGTAGCTCTGCAGCTCCAGGCACTCGATCATCCTTTCGCACTTCTCAAGCACTTGGAGCCTGACCTCACCCTTGCCGTTTTCCAGCAGAGCTTGAACAGCAGCCACCCGATCACGGATGAGAGGGTTCGACTTACCAGCAACGACCGAGAGACCGGCCATCTGCAAAAGCTCGATGTCTGTTCTCGCGGCATTAGTGCTGCGGTTTGCGCCTGATGCATCTGGGTAGACATAAACAGGGGCAGAAACGTGGGCACATCGTCGCTTGATTTCTGAAGCCATGGCATCTGTGTCATGGGCTTTTAACTCGTCGATGATTAGGAATTGCTGCCCTAAGCGCACCCCACAAACGGCGTTGCAGTTCCCGATGTTGAAGTCGATCCCCCAGTGACGCGGTTCGTTGTCGAGATTGACCGGGGCCGCCTTAATGACGTGCTTCGCTCGGTCGAATCGGTCGTATACCTGCGTGCTGTTTAGGAGAACGAAATCTCCATTGAGATAAGCGGCGAGGCTTGCGGAGTCGTAGTTCTCCTGCAGCCGTTCGATGAAGTCCTTAGGAAGGTGCGGGTTATCCGCGGTCCGCATCTTAATGAGCCTGCGGTCATCGCGCTCCTGCATTTCAGGTTTGCCAAATTGTTGGAACAACCAACGGAAGCCCTCAGGGGTGCTGGCTACAGCGAACTGCCGCACGTTGCCTTCGCGTAGGCGACCCAGAATCTTTTCAAAGGCGCTCTGAGCATCGACCAGGCGCAGGATGTCGATTTCATCGAAACAGGCCCAGGCAGCGTTCACACCGACCGCGGTGAAGGCCCCGTTCTTGATTGACCGGCACAGGATCCGGGTCGGCTTGCTTAGATGTAATTCGTACTCCGGCAGCGGGCTGGTCCGGTAGGTGTATGGGATGCCGTATTGCTCCAGGAACTTGTCGAAGGTGGCCTTCCAGATGTCACGAATCATCGGGTAGGTGGGCTCCATCACGATGCCCGTGTAGCCCGGATGGAGGATTGCAAGGGATGTGGAGTTGGCGGCCAGGGCCACGGTTTTGCCCGCGCCATATCCGGCAGTAAGGCCCAGGATCTGGGTCGATGTGTCCTCAACAAAGGCCAGCTGGCCAGGATGCAGGTCGGCTTTGATGCGCCGCAGGATGTCGTCAGTGTCTTGAGCGGAGGGTGGCGTAGCGAACTGCGTGAGGGGTACGGCCTCACAGATGTCGTCAACCAGACTCATGACATCTCGAAGCGCAGGAGTCGGGCTTGCAGCTCGATCGCCTTCAGGGCTGTGCTGTATTGGCTTTTGTTGGTGGCCTTGCGCTGGATGTCCTTTAGGGCACAGAGCGATTCATGGAGCCATTCGGGCCGCTCCAGCTCAGCATCCAGGCGCTGGTGGTCACGGGCCCGCTTGATGTACTCCTCCAGCTGGCGAGGCTTGAGGCCCCAGGTATCCGCGCCGTATTGCAGGATTTGAGTTCTGCTGTTGCCTTCCAATAAGAGTTTGTAAACGGTATTTATCCGCTCGTCGATTTCTATATTGGTCGATTTAGCAGCCATGCCCTGACGTTAACAGGGCTTGGAAGACTGGTGAAGTGAATTAAGGGCTACCGAGGTGATGTGAAACGCCTGATCGCGTGACAGAAAACCTTTGTATCTGTAGTGAACATCGGCCGCGGCCTTGTAGAGCTGGGCAGTGGATGGTTTGAAATCTGAACTGGTCAGGTGGTCAGTGATGACAGACGAGAGCGGTTTCAGCTCTTGTTCAGCGATGCGCTTGTAAGCATCGAGCTGCTCTTGTTCCAGGGTGATTGTGACTCTAGCCATGAGAAGCGCGGTCGATTAGTGCATTGAGTTCTGCAAATTGTTTGCAGAGATGTTGTCGAGTTTCGACAGGTATAGGCCGTGATTCGTCGATTGAGTTATCGAGAACGGCAGAGGCCACGGCTTTGGCCTCATCGACAAGGACAGACAGCCTGGAGACGACAGGCTGCTGTCTGATGGACAGAGGGGGCATTTCAGTCGATTGAAGGTAGGAGCTGCTCAACGTTCTGGAGCTGCTCTTTCACGTCAGCAATGTATGCAGGCAGTTGAGGGTTAAGGCCAGAGCGCACCTGTTGCCTTAACGAGTTGAGATCGCGTGCAGTGGCCTCCCAGTTGGCGCGACGTTGACGGTGGATCTCACGGATGATGTCCTTGTCGACGTTGACGCCTAGGGCCTGCTGTCGGCCGTTGGTGTCGGTTGTGCGGACACCTGTGGAATCACGGAACCCGGCGCGGGTGGTTTGGGCGTCGTAATCCTGAGCGTCGTAGGCGGCAACGCAGTGACAGATAACGGCTAAGTCGGAGCCACCATGCCGATGGATGTTGCCGTCGATAATTTCGGCGTCGTAATCGGGCAAGTAGTGGTTCAGGAGCCCGTCGCCATTGGTGACGATGCCAGTGTCGTAACAGGCGAAGCAAGAGACCTTCGGGGCGTAGAAGGTTGCGTCACGGTCCAGGGCGGACCGCTTATGGGATGAAGTCATTAGCCAGGGGTGGGTTTAGAAGGGGTCGCCTTCCTGAGCCCCAGGATGGGCCAGATGGCTGGGTTTGGCAGGGGCTGCTGTGGCAGTTTCCAGGAAGGATTCGTACCGGCCATCCCGAAGCCAACGGAAGCAGTCGGGGTAACAGGTCAGGAACCGGCCCTTTTGCTCTCCTCTGGCCTGATCCTTCAATGAAGCAGCCAAGGCCCCTTGTAGGCGCTTCTGCACGCCTCTGGTGAGCTTTTTGTATTCAACCCATGCCAGGGATTTTGACTGGCCTGTCGCTCGATTGCCAATTTTTTGATACTGCTGCCAAAAGGCCTGGAACTCGTCGCTGTAGTCGTTTCGCGCTGGCTTTCGGCCTTTTGCAGCTTTACTGGCTGTTTGTAGTTCTTCTGTATTTAGTTCCCTTGTATTTAGTTCGGCGGCAGCTCCTGCCGGGGGGTCCGGCACCATTTGCCGGGGGGTGCGGCATTTCTTGCCGGGGGGTACGGCAGGAGCTGCCGGGGGGTCAAAGGACGGTGGGGCCACGTTGGCCAGGTGATTCACCGTGACCCGGTAGAGGTTTGTGCAGCAGTCGCCCCGATCGTTTCGTCGTGACTCACGCTGTAGGAGTCCCATGGACTCCAGCTGCCCAGCAACAGCCCGAGCAGTGCGGACAGAAACACACGCACCATCAGCGATGGTTTTGATCGATGGCCAACAGTCGGCGTTAGCTCCGGCGTAGGTCTGGATGACCCACAGAACCGCCAACTGGTTGGGCTGAAGCGTTCCGCGTAGTGCTGT